GATCTCTTTATGTTCCACTACCTCCAGATTCTTCAGATTCAAAGGTTGAATTTAAAATGGAGCCAGTTGAGGCTGGAGCACAAGACTCTTCTTTCAACGCATATAGAAAAGCAAACAGAGACGAGATCCTGCTAACCCATAGAGTTCCAATGAATAAAATTGGAATTGCTGAAGGAATTTCTTTAGCCTCAGCAAGAGATGCAGATAAAACATTTAAAGAACAAGTTTGTAGACCAGCACAGGATATTCTAGAAAAGAAATTAAATAAAATTATTGAAGAAATGACTGATGCACTAGAAATTAAATTTAATGAGCTTGCCCTTACAGATGAAGATACCCAGTCTAAAATTGATGAAAGGTATCTCAGGATGCAAGTTATTACTCCAAATGAAATTAGAATTAGAAAAGGCATGGTTCCTCTTGACGGCGGAGATGAAGTAATTGTTTTAAAACCACAGCAACAGGCAGAAATTAGGTCTCAGGCTGGAAATACTAGAGCAAGAAGCCAGGAAAGAACAAATAATTCACCAGATATTTCTGGAGAAGCCAGAAATCCAAAGGGCGAAGGAAGACAAGTCGAGTAAAACCAATCGACTGTTTATTTGCCTTTTGATATATAAAAACCTATAATTAAGCATATGGCCATTGAAAAATCACATTGGTCTTCCAACGGAAATGATATTCAATTATCAGTTCCGTTTACGAAGGTCAACAGAGAAAAGAGAACAGTTTCTGGGTTCGCAACTTTAGACAACCTAGATCAAACTGGTGATGTGGTTACGCAGGAAGCTAGCCTTAAAGCATTTGAAAAGTTTCGTGGAAACATCCGTGAAATGCATGGACCGATGGCGGTTGGCAAAATGGTTTCATTTAAGCCAGAAACATTTTATGATCCAGAAACAAAAGAGTTTTACAACGGAGTTTATGTAGATGCCTACATCTCTAAAGGCGCACAAGATACTTGGGAAAAAATTCTTGACGGCACATTGCAAGGATTTTCAATTGGCGGAAAGATTCTTGATTCGGACAATGAAGTAAATAAATCGACTGGTAAGCCAGTAAGATTTATAAAAGAGTATTCGTTAATAGAGCTTTCAGTTGTTGACTCCCCAGCAAATGAATTGTGCAATATTTTATCTATTCAAAAAATGAATGGTGAACTTGTTTTTAAAGGAATTGCAACAGAGGTAAAAACAGAAAATATTTTTTATTGTGAAGAAAGCGATACTGTTTTTATGTCAGACACAGAAAGCTTTACATCTCCAGTAACTGGAAAAGAAGCTACATTAATTGGTTGGGTCGAAACAAACGATGTCAACAAAGCAAAGGAAATAGATAGAATTCTTGATTCTCACAGAAAATCAAGATTAACGTTGCCTGATACACAAATTGCAAAACAGGCAAACGCAGAAGGAGGTAATACTATGGAAAACTTAGAAAAACTAAGAGCTCCAGAAGCAACCGTCGAAGAAACTGCAGTAGCAGAAGCTGCTGTTGTTGAAGAGGTTGTTGCAGAAGCTGCAGAAGTTGTAGCGGAAGCAGAAGCAGTTGTAGAAACATCTGCTGAAGAAAACAATATTGCCGAAACTCTGGAAAAAGCAGCCGACGTATCAGAAGTTGAGGTTGATGAACCTGATTTTGCAAAGATGCTTGGCGACCTTAAGGGATTCTTCTCGGATACCCTAAGCAAGGCATCAGAGGCAAATGCTGCACAAGTTACAGCTATTAAAGATACAGTTGAAACTTTCAGCAAGAGCGTTGATACTAGAATTTCAGAGTTAGCAGAGCAACACGCAGCTTTAAGCAAAGCAGTACAAGATATCAAAGATACAATTGATGGTGTCGAAAAGCGTGTAGACGCAGTTGAAAAAGATACTGCAATTAAGAAGTCCTCAGATCTTGGCGGATCTGCGGTTACGACTGTCAAAAAGTCGAAATGGAACGGTTCTTTCCTCGGTTCCGTTAATGAGTTAATAAAATAAATAAGGTAGGTGAAAATTAACAATGAGTAATGAATTGTTAGAAAAAGCAGTAGCATCTAACACTACCGTCACAGGCGGAATGGAAGGTTCTTTCTCTTCACCCACTGGTATCCACGTAGGTGCCGAGGGTAAGGGTGGGTTATTAAACCCAGAGCAGTCCGCTCGTTTCCTTGACTATATGTTTGACGCTACAGTTATTGGTAAGGTGGCTCGTACTGTTCGAATGAGAGCAGACACCACTGAAATTGATCGCATCGGCGTTGGCGAGAAGCTTATGATCCTTGCAACAGAAGCAGATAACACTGGCAGCAATGCAGCAGTTACCTTCTCCAAGATCTCTCTCACAACAAAGAAGCTTCGTCTCGATTGGGAACTTTCAACAGAGTCTCTTGAAGACAATATTGAGGGTCCAGATCTAGAAGATCACATTGCCAGATTAATGGCAACACAAGCAGGTAATGACATTGAAGATGTTGTTCTCAATGGAGATACAGCAGCAACATCAGATAATCTTTATAAGGCATTTGATGGCGTTGTCAAGCTTGCAAAAGAAAATGGTCACGTTGTTGACGCAGAAGGTGCAGCAATTTCTCGTGCAGTATTCAACGATGCACTTAAGGCTTTGCCACGTAAGTACAAGCAGCGCAGACCAGATCTTCGCTTCCTTTCAGGTTCAAACCTGATTCAGGATTACCTATACAGCACATCGGGCAGCATCCAGAATGTTAACCCACAGGATCTTGCAGCTAGCATAATCCGTGGCGATACCCCAGGCCTTGGTGGCCCAGCTGGTTTCGTAGCTCCATTTGCTTTCGGAGTCCCACTTGTTGAAGTTCCACTTCTCAAGGAAGACAAAGATGGAGATTATTCTTCTCCATCAGGCGATCACGGAGATATCCACTTGACATTCCCAAATAACGTAGTTATTGGTATCAAGCGAGATGTTACAGTGTACAGATTCTTCTGGCCACGTAAAGACTCCATCGAGTATACAATGTATACCCGTGTTGGCGTTCAAATCGAGCAAGCAGATGCTTGGGTCGTTGTAAAGAACGTTAAGGTTTCTTCCTGATAAGGAATAAATCTTTGAAAAGCCCCTTTAATTAGGGGCTTTTCATTTTAATTGACTAATGATATAATTAACATAATAAAAGGAGAATAAATGTCATTCGACCAATTAAAAGTAAAAGAATTAAAAAAAATAGCAGAAGATTTTGGCGTTGAAGCGGAGTCTTTAAAAAATAAAAACGATATTATTTCTGCCCTCGAAGAAGAGGGAGTAACATGGTCTGTATATCAACAGACATTAGAGAATGTAGAAGGCATGGAAACTGCAACAGTAGAAAAACCAAAAAATGAAAATAAGCAAGACGAAAAAAATCAAGTTTTAGTGAGAATGACTAGAAACAATTTCAGATACGATATAGCTGGATATACTTTTACAAAAGAACACCCATATGTTGCGATGTCCTCTGAAAAGGCACAAGCAATATTTGATAAGGAGGATGGCTTCAGACTGGCTACACCAAAAGAAGTACAAGATTTTTATAGCTAGTTAAGCCTTAAAAATGGCAGAGGTATATGTAAAAAATAATGACCCTATAACTACCAAAATTTTTTATGGGGGAGAAATTATTGATGCTGATGATCAAGTTACTGCTGAAGTATATGACATCACGCAAGACCCAGACATAGATCCTCCGATTGATATAGATGACCCAATATTAACTTTCAATGCATCTAAAATTGAAAGTGATTTTGGAACCTATCAGATATATATTCCATTTTCCACAACTAATAGGCAAAGAAATTTAAAAATAGTCTGGTCTTATCAAATCAATGGTACAGATGTAACTCATGAACAATCTGTAGATGTAGTTGTTCCATATTGTGATTTTGGTAATGCTGTAGAAGACCTAGCAATAGGAACTGATCCGTCAGATCCAAATTATAAAAGCTATCATGATTTAAAGATGGCAGAAAAATATGCTAGAAAAATTATAGAAAACTTTACTGGACAAAACTTTTATTTATATCCAGATACATTTATAGCATATGGAACAGACAGCGACATTTTGCCATTGCCGTTTAAGTTAAATAATTTACATAAACTTTATGAAAACGATATTCTTCTTATAGACAATATATCAGATCCAGAAGTAAATAACTGGCTTTATGAACCAATTATTTCTGAAACTGGATTTGGACTAAGAATAGATAGATCTAGTATGATTGACAATACAGTTTATACCGCTAACGGAATGGTACCGCCAAGCTATACTTCTTATGGTGCATTTAAAAAGAATGTGAGATATAAAGTTGACGGAAGATTTGGATGGGCAAAAGTTCCAGACAATGTAGAGCAAGCCTGTATACAACTTATGGGAGATTACTTCTCAAAGGATAAGAT